CTACGAATTGAACGAGTATGGTTTGCTTGCCGCATATTCAGCATTGGGTGCAACCAATACTGTATATACAATGAGAGCAGACATTGACTTAGCAAGTTTAGTTGGTTCTACAGGTCGCCCAACTGGTGACCCAGAAGATGGAACTTATTGGTTAGACACTACAACATCTACTTGGGGTGTATATGAATTTGACTCAACTACTGGTCAATTCACATTACAAAATCCAATAGTTATCAGTGATAGTGCATTGATTTCCGGTGGCGTGCCTATAGCGTCAGTAGGACAGATCGGTGATTATGCAGTTAATACTGTATACTCAGCCTCAGCAAGACCTTCAAACAGTACTGCTAAAGAATATTTTTATAAATCACCAAACAATACATGGGTTCCAGTAGGTGGACTTGATTGGTTAGGTGCATGGCCTACAGTTCAAGCAACAAATTCAAATCCATCACTAACACCTGGTGATACAATTACAATTACTTTGAGTGGTGATAATACTGCAACAATTACTGTTCAGGGCGCCCCAAATAATTTGTTATCTGTTTTAGTTAACGACATTAATTCATTAGGTTGGACATATTTGTCTGCGTCTGTAAGTTCTGGTAAATTAAATTTATTCAGTAAGCAAACCGCAGGTGATGGTGGTATTGACCCAACAGTTCCTTATTATTTGTCTATTTCAGGTACAGGTACAATATTAAATGATTTAGGTGTTACTGCTGGTACATATTATCAGCCTGGTTTACAATACGGTACATCAGCACAGCAGCCATTATGGCAGTCAAGTCAAACATACCCAAGACCAACTGGTTCAGTATGGTTAAAGGTAGGTTCTACTGGCGGCGGTTTATTACCAGTTGTATCTGTATGGAATGATTTAACAAAGGCTTGGTTACCTAAGAATGTAACATTATCACAGAGTGATTGGGCTGTAATAGGTTCTATGGACGCAACTGGTGGCGGGGCAATTCCTGCAAACAGTGTTTACGCTCAATATAATTTTAACGGTGAATACGATTTAGCACCAGTTTACTTATGGCAAAGAATTGCAGAAGGTCCTACAGTAGTAACTGGTACAAATACATCACCATCATTCACTAATGGTCCGTATGTTGCATTGGTTCAGGTATCATTACCTGGTAGCAACACTTTATCAAGCACATATACTTTTAATTTGGCTGATAACACTGGTGCTACAGACTTTGTAACAGCATGGTCTGCTGCCGGAATCCCATTCACAACTTGTGCTGAAACCGATTCGGGTGCATTACAGATTACTCACACTGAAGGTGGCGTAATATTAATCAATGATATTATACAGACAGGCGTAAATAAGGGAACTTCAAGTGGTTTATTGAGTACAGCAGGATTTACAGCAAATAACACTGATGGTGTAAAGTATGGTCCTTTCTCAACTATTACTCATACTCCTAACCAAGCATCTACTACAGGCGTAGGTGTTAACTTGCAAATCACTGTAACTAATGAATATCAAGTTTACAGTGTGAACCCAACAGTTATACCTAACGGTGGTTCAGGTCACGCAGTAGGTGATGAAGTAACATTTAATGGTGCAGACATTGGAGGTTCAACTCCCGGTAATAACTTAACTGTTATGGTTACTGCTGTAGGCCTAGGTGGTCAAGTTCTTGAAGTAACATATATTTCAGGTACACCTTCTCCGCAGCCTTATACAACATTATTAAGTAACTGGTATCCATTGGACTACACAGCGAATGAAGGCGCTCCAGTAGCAGCACCTGCAAATGGTACTAACTGGTTCTACAGTGTAGTTAACCAAGCAGATATCATGGTTAACTATAACGGTAACTGGTATGGATATCAAAATATTGGTTATGACTATAATGGTTTCCCATCAACAAGTATTGTTAATGCGACTGACCCAGCAGGCCCAATCGTAAGTGCAAGTGAACCAACACTTCAATCAGACGGTACTGCTCTTGTATACGGTGATCTATGGATCAACACAACAGACCTTGAAAATTATCCATTAATTTATCGTTGGCAGAGTGTTGACACTGTAGATAAGTGGGTAAGAATCGATAATACCGACAATATAGGGTCAAGTGGTATATTATTTGCTGACGCACGTTGGGCAACTAACGGCACAACTAACCCAGCAGATGATCCTATTCCAAGTATTGCAAGTTTATTAGCAAGCAACTACTTAGATTTAGATGCACCTGAACCAACATTATATCCAACAGGTATGTTGTTATTCAACACACGCCGTTCAGGTTATAATGTTAAACAGTATAACGTAAACTATTTCAACAATGATAGATTCCCAGATGCAGTTCTCCCAACACAGAGAGATGCATGGGTAAGTGCATCAGGTTTACAATCAAATGGCTCTCCTTACATGGGTCGCAAGGCTCAGAGAGCAATGGTTGTACAAGCATTGCGTGTAGCAATTGATACTAACACAGATATCCGTGATGAGGATCAATTCTTCAACTTGATGGCAACACCAAACTATCCTGAACTACAACCTAACATGGTTGTATTGAATGCAGACCGCGGTGACACAGCATTTATTATTGGTGATACACCAATGAGACTTCCTGACAATGCTACTGCAATTCAAGCATGGGCAACTAACGCCGCAGGTGCAACAAGCACAGGTGAAGAAGGCTGCGTAACACGTAGTACATATATGGGCTTGTTCTACCCAAGTGGCATTGCACCAGAACCAGTTAATGGTAACTTAGTGGCTGTTCCCCCATCACATATGATGATCAGAACATTCCTAAGAAACGATACAATCGCTTATCCTTGGTTAGCACCAGCAGGCACACGCAGAGGTCTAATTGACAATGCAACCAATATTGGTTATATTGATAGTGCTACAGGAGAATTCGTAACAACTCGCACAAGAGTTGGAATACGTGACGTATTGTATACTAACTTCATCAATCCATTAGTGTTCTTCACTGGTAACGGATTGTTGAACTATGGTAATAAGTCAAGTTTCAATAGTCTATCAGCACTTGATAGAATTAACGTAGCAAGACTTGTTGCTTACATCCGTCGTCAATTGACAATCGCAGCAAGACCATTCGTGTTCGAACCTAACGATGCATTGACAAGAACAGAGATTTCAGGTGTAGTAGATACATTGTTCTTAGACCTAGTTGCTAAACGAGGTGTTTACGACTATCTAGTTGTTTGTGACGATAGTAATAATACTCCTGCAAGAATAGATCGTAACGAGTTGTGGATTGACGTAGCAATTGAGCCTGTTAAGGCTGCTGAGTTTATCTACATCCCAGTACGTATATTCAACACTGGGGAACTATAAGTAGTAAGATAGATTGGGTGCTTCGGCACCCAATCAAAATCAGATAAATAAAAGATAACAGGAGATTAAAAATGGCAGTAGCCTCACAATCACTAATTAACATGTCAGTTGCAGGTTCCGACGGTGGAGCAGGTAATCAAGGCTTGTTAATGCCAAAACTACAGTATCGCTTTAGAGTATTTTTTAGTAACTTTGGAGTAGATGCTACAGGTGGTCTTTCATTAACTAAACAAGTTATTGATTGCTCACGTCCTAACCTATCGTTTGCTGAAATTCCATTGCAAGTTTATAACTCAACAATTAAACTTGCTGGTAAGCACACATGGGCTGATATGTCAATCAACATTCGTGATGATGCAACAGGTTCAGTGTCGAAAGCAGTTGGTCAACAATTACAGAAGCAGTTGGACTTTGTTGAACAAGCATCAGCCGCGGCAGGTAATGATTATAAATTCCAAACTAATATCGAAATTCTTGACGGTGGTAACGGTACGGCAGCACCAAGAGTACTTGAAACTTGGGAACTATATGGTTGCTTCTTAAAATCAGCAAACTATAACACTCTCAACTACGGTACAAATGATGCTGTAACTATAGCGTTGTCAATAGCATATGATAATGCTGTACAGGCTCCATTGGGTTCTGGTGTTGGTTCTGCAATCGGAAGAACATTAGGCGATTTGGCATCTGGTATCGGCGCATAATAATCTTTAAGATTATATGGCGACTAGTACTAGTTTAAAGCAATTTCTCGGGGACGTTGCCGGAGGTCTCTTCGGCAACGATTACCTTAGAGATTTTACTCACGCAAGTAAAACATTTAGGACGAATCTATATCAGAATTCTCCTAAGTTAAAGTTTTTATTCCACGTTTATTTTGATATCAATACCGAGGCTTATCCTGTTGGTCTCGGTACTGGTACCAACTTTGGCTTATTAGTCAAAGATGTTAAACTACCAGCGTATAATTTTAATACATTACAACTCAATCAATATAATCGTAAACGTATTGTGCAGACTAAAATTAAATATGATCCTGTAAGTATTAATTTTCATGATGATAATGCAAGTACAATAACAAAACTTTGGGAAGCATATTATACATATTATTATAAAGATGGTACTAAACCTGACATAGATTTTTTTAGAGGTGTAAGAGGCGGCGCAGTTACAGGTGGTGATTCTCAATATAATGTAAGAACTCAGTATATTAACTCAATTGGAGGAAACGATGATTGGGGTTATATAGGTGAGACTAGAGCACCAAAAGCCGATGCGGCACCTACGAAGCCTGCGTTCTTTAAAACAATTAATATCTTTGGATTTTATCAACATAAATTTACTGCATATTCTTTGATCAACCCTATTATAACTTCATTTTCACATGACACCTACAATTATTCAGAAAGTTCCGGTGTTATGCAAAATGCAATGACTATTGATTATGAGACTGTTGTATATAATTACGGTGCTATAGATGGTAATGCACCAAGCAATATCGTTAAGGGTTTTGGTTTAGAGCAAAACTATGATAGAAAACTAAGCCCCATATCTAAACCAGGGTCTAATAGTAATGTACTTGGACCAAATGGTATACTAGATTCTATTGGTGGATTCCTAGAAAAAGCAAGAAATAATCAAGTTACCCTTGTTGATGTTATCAATATGTCTAGACTTTATTATGGTAATAAAAACGTTAACTTGAAACAAAGTGTTAAGACTGAATTAGAGCAAATCTTTATTCAATACTTAAGGGGAATTCCAAAAGGATCTCCATTAACGTCACCAACAAGAAATACTATGTTCAACTTCCCAATACCGGGTGCAACACCAAACGTATTAGGAACGGCAGGCGCCCCGCCAGTAGGTGCATTAACTAAACCAACTACTATCAGCAAAGAACCTGTAGCAGGCAACGTAACTACAACTCCACCAAAATCGGGAACCGGCGCTTAATTGTCTGATAAATAGTTGTATGGGAAAAATAGTAGACAAAAGAACCGATTTGGATCAAACAGTAAGAATATTTGATTCATTCTATTCCACTGACTTAAGTGTTAATGCTTCAGAATTTGATTTAGTGTATTCATATTTTTTAGGAATATGCGAAACAAAAAATATAGCAGAAAACTTTACGGCTGTATTTTTTAGAGTTGCACAGGAATCAGGCTTACCAGTAATATCGTTATTAGAATCTATTCAAGGTTCTAAGAATAAATTAGAAATGAATCAAACTTTGTGTTATTATCTTAATAGTTTTAAATCTAGAACATCACTGTATGGTATAGGAGTTGTTCCTAAACCTAATCAAAGTGTAGCCCGAAACGTAGTATTATGAAATGGCTAAGTGGGCACAAGGTTTATATACCCCTAAAAATCCTCAGAAATATATAGGGAAACACGATCCTAAATATAGGTCAGGTTGGGAACTGACCTTTATGACATTTTGCGATACACACAAAAATGTTTTGTATTGGGCTAGTGAAGCACTACGTATACCTTACAAACATCCTATCACAGGAAAACCTACTAATTACGTACCTGACTTCTTTGTAGTATATGAAAACAAGTACGGTAAAAAGTTGGCAGAGGTTGTAGAAATCAAACCTAAAAAAGAAAGTTTAATAGAGAGCAGAGTAGCCAGTGCTAGAGATAGAATGATAGTGGCTATTAATCATGCTAAATGGGCAGCCGCTATGGCATACTGCAAACAAAATGGATATACGTTTAGAGTCATAACCGAAGATGACCTTTTCTATCAAGGTAAGAAAAGGTAACTAAATAAGGACATGACTAAAAAACTTCAGGAACTATTTGATTTACCGCTATCAGAATCTAATACGGTTAATGAATTACAGGCTCCTTTCGTTGAAGAAGTAACTAAAGAAGCATATAGCAATTTAGAAAAAATTGAAAATGCCCTACCCCAAGTTAGGGGACTAGAAAGTGCTGATACCGAAATGGATGAATTACTAATCTTGCAACTAGCAGTTACAAAGACTTAATGGATTTGGGCATGCAAGTTGATAGTAGATTTAGCGCAGAAATCTTCGGAGTAGCGGGTACTATGTTAGGCCACGCTATTACTGCCAAAACTGCTAAACTTAACAAGAAGTTAAAAATGATTGAACTTCAGTTGAAAAAGGCAGCGTTAGACGCTAAAACGGCTGAGAAGGAAAAAGATATAGATAATGTTCCTTTAGGTGCAGGACAAGCGTTAGATCGCAACGAACTGCTTAAAATCTTAAACAATAAAAATCAGGAATAATGATAAATATTAGACACGGGAATCTATTATGAAAAGTCTAAAACAGTATATTACAGAAAGCATTAAGACTTATAACTACACCATTAAAATTGCTGGTGAAGTTGATAAGAATTGGTTAGATATGTTCAAGTATAACTTGAAGAAATTTGATCCTATTGATATTAGCGAGCCTACTACGACTCCTATACAAAAAGATCCATATGGTTTCCCTAATGTTTCGAATCAACCAATTACAATCATTAAGGCTAACTTCAGATATCCTGCTACAGAACCAATGATACAACAAATGGCTCAATTGTTAGGTTACAATGTAGACATGGTACGTGTTGTTGATACTAAGTATAATGATAGTATCAATAAAGAAGTTGAAGGTTATGAAAATCAAATGAGTCATACACCTGTATTAACACACGAAAAGTTAGAACAGGAAGCAGGCGCTAAAGAAGCAAGTAAGGCATACGGAGATTCATACTTAAAGAGCATTAAGACTCAAACTAAAGATAGTAAGATGAAAATGCAATTTGATGGCAAGAAAACTCCTAATGCATTTGATCCATTCAAACCATATATGGATGACAAGACTTTTCCTGATAGCCCTATGAGTAAGATTTCAAGACCGCCTAAGCCAAAGACTGGCGCAATGGCTTAATTTAGAGGACCAACAAAATGAATTTCAAAGACATGTTAGACAAACTAAGCCTTCTTTCAGAAGCAACTAAAG